AATTAAATTTGATGGATTTAGAAAGCAATTAACTGATGCATTACTACCAGCTTTAAATACTATTGTTAGTGTATTTAGTGATTTATTTAGTGCTGATAATGATTTTACTGGTTTCTTCAATGCAATGGAAATTGGTATTAGAGGTATTTCTATTGGAATTTTTGCAACTATAAAACTCGTAGATGAATCTATAAGGGTTGTTAGTCGTTTGGCTGAAAGAGTTAAAAATATTGTACAAGGAGTAATAGATAGTATTCCAAAATGGATGCTTAACATGTTAGGTGGTGCTGGTAATACATTTAAAAATATGGGTTCTGGTTTGTTAGAAGGTTATAAAGATTTAGTAGGAAGTATTTATGGAGAAGATTTTGTTAGTGGTTTTAGTGAAAGATTTAAGCAGAATTTTGAAGAGATACAAACTTTATTTAGTACAGATACAAATGCACCAGAAAGTTATTTTAGAAAAATAGATAAAAGTGCTAGTGATGCTGCAGATACTATTGAAAAAAGCTTTGGTCAGACAATGAGAGATAAATTAAAAAGCTTTAATGATGGATTAAAAACAGTACAGGAATCAATGGCTGATGTTGTTGTTAAAGGAATAAAAGGAATGGAAGATGCACTTGTAGATTTTGTAATGACAGGAAAGTTAAATTTTAAAGATTTAGCAAATTCTATTATTAGAGATATGGTGCGTATGCAAATACAGCAATCAATAACAAAACCATTAAGTAATTTTATAGGTGGTTTATTCAATGCTAAAGGTAATGTTTTTAATCAGCAAGGTTTAGTAAAAGGTTATGCAAAAGGCGGTGTAGTTAATAAACCAACATTTTTTCAGTATGGAGGAATGGGAAAACTTGGCATTTTAGGGGAAGCTGGGAGTGAAGCAATTTTACCGCTACGTAGAGGTGCAAATGGCAAATTAGGTGTTGAATCATCAGGTACTGGCAGTACAATCATAAATGTATCTGTTGATGCTAGTGGTTCTGAGGTAAGTGGTAATACAAATGAAGGTAATCAATTAGGAAATATTATTGCAGTAGCAATTAAAAATGAATTAATTAAAGAAAAAAGACCTGGAGGGCTTCTATCAGCAGCTTAAATTATGCCTACATTTCCTTCTATTGAACCTTCATATGGGTTTACAAAAACTCAGACACCAAATGTAGAAACAATTCAATTAGGTGATGGTTATCAACAGCGATTTACAAAAGGATTAAATCAAAATCCCATGATGTTATCTGTTGCATTCAATAATTTAACTGAAGCAGATGCAGACACTATAGAAGCATTTTTTGTAGCAAGAAG